TTTTTTCGATTATCTCGTATGTAGAAAGGTTTCCGTCGAATGGATTATATCCGCCATGAAACGATGTATGGAGATCTTCCATGATAAACAATCCGCCAGATTTTACATATGGAAATAAAGTCCCGAGCGTAATCTGTTGTTGCTTCATAGTATGTCCGCCATCATCAATGATAATATCATATTCCTTATGATAGTTTAGGCTCTTAAGAAGGTCGTCTTTATTTTCTTGGTCTCCGCTATATACCGTAATGTTTCCCATCTTTACTTCTCTCAACGTTGCGTCGTATGGGATTCTTTGGTCGGACATGAACTTTGAAATGTCAATATCCATGCCAACAATTTCACCCGTTGGATAAAACTTGCTCCACATATTAAGGGAGTATCCTTCGGAAACCCCAACTTCCAAAAGTTTTGGGCTTGTGTATTTTACGCAATAGTCATAATAGAATTCTGTGAACCGATGCTCGTCCGCTTTGTCTGTGCGGGTTTGTAATCCAATTTCAGTTAATTTATTCATATTTTATCCAAGTCCTTGGTTTTCTTGAATCGACCAATTTTTATTGTAAAACTCGTTTTGTTTTCTTTGTCTGTCTATAGTTTTTTCATGTATAATTGCAAAATCTGGATCCAGTGGAATTTCAGTTACTATCTCTGCGCCCGTGATTGTTTCATGCAATTTTTTCTTCCAAAATATCTTCTCAGAATTTTTATATATTCTAGACTGATAGTCCGGCCAGTTGATAATAGGCAAGTTTGGATATTGTGGTATGTTAAAAAACCTCCACCCCCATTGCATAGCATCAGCCGCCGTAGCGCCTCTTACAATATTAACTCTTGGTACTCTATATAATTCAACCGTCGGATTGCATTCCAACAACTCGTGCATATTTTCAAGAAATGGCGCAGCCAAATATTCGTCGGCATCTAGCTGAATAATTACATCTTTCGCGCAGCATCTTGACCCGTATGTCTTGTGTTCACCAAAATTTCCATTAAGACTATGTTTTACAATCTTAACATATTCAACATTCTCAAATTCTTTGAGTATTTGAATAGTATCGGGATTGTCTGTAAAATCGTTGAGTATAACGATCTCGTCGCCCAATTTATTCTCGCTGATATGGCGACTAAGCTGCGTAGTCAATCTACGCAGCTCATCGCTTTCATTCTTACAAGTCACTAGATAGCTAATATTCACGCGGGCTGTGTCACTGGAGTAACCTTTTTAAACTTCGGCAGAGAAATAGCAACTTTCTTCTCAAACACTGGCAAATACTTGTTCATTATTTCAACAAACACTTGGTTTCCACCTTCGAGTGTGAACTTTTCAGAGTTTTGAACACGTAGTTTTTCTGCATTTGGGATATACTTGATATAGTTATCAAACATGTCGTCCAGTTTTTGAGCGGCCACACTATAGTTTACGTTAAACCACTTTCCTTCTTTTACCAACCACTCGTTGCATGCACTCGGAGGAATGCTACCGAGTGTGCCGGGTAGCAGGTTTGCCAAGTCTTCCGGTAAGAAGTCTTTGTGTCCACTCCAATTCGAGGTCAACAATGGCTTTCCACTCAATGTGGCTTCAAGTAGAGGACGACCAAAGCCTTCGCCGTGAGTAAAGCTAACATGCACTTTCACTTTCGGGTGGTTATACACTCGGTTTAGTTGAGGTTTAGTCAAGTCACCGTGGATAACGTATATGTTTGGAAGATTTCCAGTCAAAGTACTTCTGATCTTGTCGATCTTGCCCAAGATCTCAGTTTTATCCATGTGCGAGAACGTAGCACCGCTTGTTTTCAAAATGAGAGCAGGTTGTTTCTTCTTGTTTTTGAATACTTCGGAGAAAACCTTGATCAACATTCCAATGTCCTTGCGATCTGCACCAATTTCACCTTGTAGCCAGTGACCTACGAACAAATAACAGAAATCTTCTGGTATTTTCTCTAATGCAGTATCAATTGCTTCTTCTGGTTCACTGGTTTTTTTGAATATGTCGGTTTCGACGCCCTCAAATGCAACTTCCATCGGCTTGGTCATCTTTATGAGTTGCTTTTGTCCGTTTTGAAGTTGCTTTTCAAATGCAGCGTTGACAAACACGTCCTTTGCAAACTTGGAAGGCACAATATTCAAATCCATTCTATTCAAACCTTCTACCCACTCTGCCTTTGGCGTGGTGCTTTCTATACCGGCGGTTACGCCGATATTGAATTTTCCAGATGGGTTGAATTCATTTGGAATAGAAACTTGGACGAAAAGTTCTGGGGTAGAAATGTTTGGAGTTGATAGCACTCTACTCTTCATTTCTTTGACCATTGGAAGCGATTCGTCGTCCAATTCGGTCATTGGACAAGATCCCCATCTGGTAGGAGCAATCTTTACATCAAATTTACCGGAATTTATAATTGCGATAGTGACTTGGCGACAATGATCGCCATAGCCAGATCTGGATGCGATTGGTCCTTGTATCAAACAAGTCGGTTTAATTTCGTTACTCATGTTATATGACCTTTATATACTGTTTAGGGAGCAGTGCCTTGTGTATTTTGGGCTTCTTGCTCCTCTATGATAGCTTCAATTTCGTCTTCGACGTCATTGATACGATCTTTGAAATCGACATTTACTGCCTTCTTCTCCTTCTTGATTTCGGCGAGCTGTTTTGTTAGCTCGTATACTTTTGTCTTTGCTTCTTCTTTTGTTAGTTTGTTTGCCATAATATTTTATTTATTTTAGTTGTTAATCTTGACTTTAATTGACTTTGGTTCGACTGATACCACGATATCTTGTATTTTATGATCTTCGTTGTGTTTTATACTTACCGTCTCCATGAAATATACGATACAAGACCCATCTTTGAACGGATTAGTCGTATGGTATTTTTCGATTTGTTCTTCGTATTTTCCAATTTTTTCTATCGCATATCGATCTCCCACTTGATGTACATCTGGGTTTGATACCAGCGGATAATTTTTATTTAGATACTCGATCACTTCAGATTTTGAACCAGAAAATTCGAGTTTGTATTTCTCGGCAAGATATTTCAGTATGTCTGACTTGTCAGCCGAAAAAGATCCCGAATTTACTGGTTCAGTGTCCATTTTTTAGTTGAATTTTTTTATTACCTTGTCGCGGTCGATCTTTGGAAGTATGAATCCAAGTTGTTTATTGGGCATTTTATGTCCAACAAATTCGTCGTGGCGATGGATGTTGAATGCTTCGCGACCTTTCCAATTACTGATCATGTTGGTTAATCCGGAAGCCATTGTATCGCACATATATCCACTATTAAGATTTCCTTCATTACTCAGCCATTCGCGGCCAATCAATCCACACTCTTCTCTCTTTTCGCCGCCAATTGCGTACCAATACATCATTGCTTCGGCTGCATCTTCCCAACGAGCATAGTCGGCCAAGATATATGGAGTAGGAATGCTGCCTTGGACCATTCTAGCGCCCGGGTAGACGGGAGTAACCCATTTGCCGTGGTTCTTGTAACGACCGTCGTGATTACTTCCCCATCCAGAATCGAATTCAACTGGTTTACCATTTTCGTCGGTGAATCCACATTGATCCTGTAGACCACCAGTCACTGTTACAATGATCGGTGTACCTGCGGCAACACTTTCCGCCGTTCCAAGACCGAATCCCTCATTGTCAGAGAGATTGATGGTTACGTCTGCAATATTATAGTATTGGTTCAATACGTCCGGCATGATCTTCGCCTCGCTGAACACAACGTCGTTGTCTGGGCAGAACGCTTCTTTACATGCAAGCAAATCAGTACCGTTTTCATCAACGGCGTTTGTGTGCATGAACAATACAACCTTCGAAGCTTCTTCCTTCGTTAGATTTTCGCAGAAATTTCGATATGCAAGCATGATTGTAGAAGTTTGCTTACGACGAATATTACGGTTGTTATAGAAGATAACATAGTTATAATCTTTTTTAAACAACTGCTTCTTTAGTTCAGCCAACTTCTTCAGATCTTCAACCGATGTGAGCGGTTTGAATGTATTAATATTGATGCCGTGTGGAACATATGTTACAGTCGTTGGCTTGTTCAAGTTAGAACCAAGTACATTTTCAACAATGTTCTTGGTTTGCTTGCTGATACAACCAATCCAATCGCAGCTTTCGTAAAAAGCACGGTTATACATTGGATATGGAACATCGTCCCATATGCTATAATAACCAATAGGGCAAATCTGGCGGATCTCGCGCTCGATTTGATATAACCATCCCCAGAAACGAGGATCGGTGAAATGCAAGATTGCATCTGGCTTTTCCATCGACATGATTTGTTTTAATATATCTGGATTACCATAACCATCCACGGGATATAAGCGGGTATATCCGTCTGTAATACCAGCATGTTCGTTTGTAGCAGAATCAAGATTGAAGATCTTGCCTTTATCCGGATGTTGGACTGAGCCAGCTATTTGTGCCCAATTGAATACATGGGAAGTTCCCAGTACAAACTCTCTTGCCATTGTTGCAATGCCAGAATGCATTCGCAGATCGTCGCATAATAGAAGAATTTTCTTTCTTTTATCTTGTGGAATATACCCTTTTGGTAAGGGGTTTGCGCTGACACTTTCAGATGATATGTTTTCCATATTTATTATAACCGTTTTAAAAATTTGTGTATTATTTACACTGCTCTAGATAATGTATATTTTCTCGTCTTTGTCAATACATTAAAACGCAGAACCGCTAATTTGTAGATCATTTGTTGCGTCAATCTTAGCTTTGAATTCTGGATCGTTGGTGTAAAGATACACGCAGCGGTTGACTAGTTTCTGTAATGTTATTCCACTTGATACACCGGCTTCTTTAAAACCATTGTACTTGTCTTTGAATATGTGGATAGAGGTAAAGCTGGTTTCGTGATTTGATTTTAGTTTCATATATATGTTTTGTTGATTTCTTTATATACATATATATGAAAACAGTTTTCAATTCATATAAAAAGTAAAACTTTGTTATATAAACTAGCAGCCTTCTTTACCATTACAATACAGTTCTCCATCTGGGCTTTTAAGGGTCTTGAAAATGCAGTACTTGCAATTTTTACGAGCTTTCTCGGGATTCTTCATATAAGTGGCGTTTTTATCATGAATACCGTCCGGTGTAAAACAACCATTGATAAATTCCAAAAAACTTTGCTCGACTGCTCTCATACTCAACTTGCCATCGGGTGGAGAAATTCTTTGAATTCTATCTTGTGGGAATTTGGCATCTTCATAAAGCCTCCTTTTCAAAACAAAAAATTCAACATCAATCTTGTCCATCGGAACCTTGAACATCTGATGATAAAATCTTTTGTATAAAAGGAGCTGATCTATTTTGGTGCGATCAACCTTTTGGTATTTATTCCACCCGTAAGTCGATGTCTTAAAATCCAAGATTAAAATTTTGTCTAGGGCTTTGTCTCGCAATACAATGTCAAGATAGCCTTTGTATAAAATCTTACCGCCTCGAATCGGAATCTCTAATGGCAATTCGACACCCACGAACTCGTATACTTTAGATGGAAAGTGTTTGCGGCGAATAGTCGGAGACATAACATGGTCTAGGATGTTTTTACCGTCCTGCTTAAATGCGGTAACGTCGTCTTGGGTTATAAGTCCCAACTCTTCTCGTTCTTCCTCGGTCAATAGCATCTGCTCGTCGGTTGCAACGGATAATTCTTGAATACCCTCTTCAAATTTCTTAGTAAAAATAGCATGAACATCTATTGCATCGGCTTCAACGGAACCTTTGGTATATAAACATTCAAGATATACTTGCAGTGGCTCATGAATAGCATCGCCAAATACGGTATTTATACTACTTTCATACGGAGCAAGTTTATCTATATAAGAAAGCTTCCATTGCATCGGACATTTTAACCACATAGAGTATTGACTAAAGCTTACGCTCGCAATTTTCTTTTTAACTTCCGGTAAAGAATCGTTTGTTGCCGAGTTTTCAGATGATTCGGCTGCGATTTCCAGTTTCGAAGATTCTCGCTCGATTGGCTGTATATTTGGTGATGTCATGTTGGTGAAATATATCGTTTTTTTCTCAAATGTCAAAACATAAAAACTTTTAGATATTTCTTTATACTTATATACATAACATTCAAACACTTTGATGAAAAACGATAAACCCGACATTATGTTTTCTCATGTTCTGCAAAAAACAGGCGTGCTCAAAAATTTCTCAATCGCCAAGGTAGTTCCGTTGGTTGAAATGGAGAAAATAAAAAAAGAAATAAAGGAAAAAAGCAAGTCCGACGCGGATTTTAGTCTAGCGTTTCAAAAGAAGTTGGCTGCATATCGGAACATGCACGATCCGAAAAACCCAATACCCGGTATAATATATCTCAATGGCGAAGAGAAAAAACAAGTTGCTAATAAAAAGTACGCGAAAGAATTGGCTAGAAAAATAAAAATTGATCATCCAAGAAAACAAGATTTAGCTTTTTTAATAAAAATTATAATAATGGAACTTGGATTGGTAAAAGACGATTTTCAAGAAGATGACCCAGAGGAAAATTTCGACGGAGACACACTAGATTGAAGGAAGTCTTCGACGTATTTTACCATCTCCGGATTTGTCGTAAGTTCTTCGCCATAACCAAGCATCGTTGGCCATTGTACTATAAAGTCGGCGTTTTTTTGTATCTTGGGGTCATTGATCATTTCATGATCATTGGCAGGAGGAATAAATTTCTTGATTGCAATTGGGGAAGATACCTTTGAAATTCGAGTTCGCTGGTCCTCATATCTACTAATATGTACCAAAGTACCATTCATTTCTTTTTTTAACCAATAAAGTTCATCGCGATCATAATGATCGTATCGAATGTCGGTAATAAGATAATAATCAAAATTTGTTTCGTTTATTGTCTTCTCGGCAATATCAATCCAGTATCTACCATTGGTGCGTTTGCGTTGGGCATCGCCGTACCATACAAGGAATGGACGAATAATATTTTTTTCTTCTGTGACTTGAGTAAATGCGGATACACCTAGATTACTTGTTAGGAATGAATCACATTGCTGTTTTAATGGACCAGCCAAAGAAACCTTCTTCACAGATTTTCCGGCCTGTTGAAGCTTCATTTCAAGAATGGCAGCAAATGTATCTTTACCCGAGCGGGCACATCCTCCAAGTCCCATTACTTTTTTATTTGATGTTTCCATCGCACAATAATACCTATGCCGGTTGGCTCGTCAAGCTTTTTCCAGTAAGTTTTCAATTTGCTTCTTATTATATCCATACAGCGAGACTATGCTCACAAGTTCTTCTCTGGATAATAATTCTAGGTATTCAATCGCATTGCGTTCGCTTTCTTGGTAATGGCGCGATAGAATCAAAACCAAATCTTTATTGTATTTATCAGATTTTGCTTTGATGTATGGATGAAACCCACGACTCTTGGGTACAACGGCGACGCATAACTTATAAAATTGTTCGGGTGTAAGTTTATCCTGATAAACTTGTAAATCATTTATCGCCTCGACCAACTCGGGCTGCATACTAAGAAATCTGCATATCATATAATTTGACCAAGTCTTCTTGTCTGCGTCGGTAAGCGTATGAAAATAATTTGGATCTTGCTTCTCTCTAATCTGGGCAATATGATCGAACAGTCCTTTTGCCTTTGGTGAAGACCCACCTTCGGAATTTAATTTATTTTTTGCCATAAGTTATTCGGAGTTTTCTTCCTTGCCTTCATTATGAGTATGCCTATTTAGCAATGTTCTACGATTTGGCATTTGTTCCTGATTAACTATGGCCCGTTGATTCATTCTGGCTGTGTATTCTTTGACTTCCTTTTTCATTCTGTCGTGTGCATGGCTTAAACTTTTTATACCGTCGAAGGCAATCTTTAAAGTTGCAGTTATGGCATTTCCAGACTCGATAAATAAAATTTTTTGTTTAGCGATTTCATCAGCAAGTACTCTCACTGACTTTTCCAACTTGCGTACTTTATACAAACAAAAAAGAATTGCTGCAACACAAAGAATCCCGTGAATAATTAGATATGTAACCATAATGAAAAGTGCCCTAACTATACAGCTAGGGCACTCGTTGTCAAGAAACCATTTTTGCATTTCTCACTTCAGTGACGTTGTCCATGAAGTGAACCCAACTTGGGTGATGTGCGATATTTATCGTAGAACTGACCGGAACTGGTCTTGGTGCAACCGGTCTACGCATCAGTCGCAGTCCAGCTTGTTGTGGAGTCTTGTCGGCCTTGAGACTATTGATTTCCTTGCAACTCCAAACCATGTTTTCGAATGTATTCTTGCCGCCTTGTGCGCGAGGTATAACATGGTCAATGTTTCCTTCGCGGTTGGTTAAGGGCTTGCCAGTGTACTGGCATACACTACCATCGCGCCTTCTGATAGCTTCCTTGGTTGGCCGTGGTTGGACGATGGGCATCTTACCGTAGTTTGTTTGAACTATTACCCTCGGCGCTCGAATCGTCATACTAGCAGTGCGAATTGCCAAGTCATACTCACGGACTGGTAGCTTAATCCACTCCTCCCAAGAAACAGGACTAGTGTTGGTTGGGTTGTCCCAATCCACACTACCATCCGCATCCACTGGAAACTCCATGTCAATTGCAACGGCGGGGGGATTGTTTTTACCATCGCCTCCGAGCATGGCAATAAGAGCTTCTTTGACAGTCTTGGTGCCAAGAGCTTGCCATGAAGCATTTAGAGATAATACTGGTTGATTGATTACGTTCATTTATAATATATCCTTTCGAATATAACTATGCATCAATTTCTATAAAAAGTCAATAACTAAATCACAACAACTTTGATTTGAAAGTATGGTTCAAAGTCAACTTCCATGTCGCCGTCAAATAAAATAATTGTTCGATTTCCTTTATTGACCACTAGAGATACTGTGAGTATCTTTCCAGAAGAACTTAATACTCTATCGCCTATTACTAGGCGTTTAGCAATTTGTTCCTTAGTGTTTACTTCTTTAGTTTTGGTTTTTGTCATACTGTATAAATATCAGCGAACGTACCACTTTGTTCCGTTGCGATTGATGCGAACAACATTATTATTCATTGTCTTCAATAGCAACGCTTTTCCTTCACTAACATCGGTTAGATCACAAACACGAAAGTCTTTGATATTATCAGCCCAAAGCAAAGCTGAACCAAATATACCAATATGACCAACAAGCATATATTTCTTACCTTCTTTGCAATGTTTTTTAGGTTTCATAAAAATAAAATAGGGCTTGAACTATATAATGTCAAGCCCTATGTTTGTTACTTCAATACTTGATATAATAATTTTTTATAATCATCGGTACCGATGGTCTTGCGATCTAGCATCTTAAAGATGATAGCCGAGCGACCCGTTGAACTATATGCTTGTAATACTTCTTTCGCGGCAATATTGCGAGGAATGTTCATACGAGCAGATGCAAACTCAGACAATGCATTCATAATCTTATGAACTTCTTTCATAGCATCACAGATACGCGAAGCGTGTCCAATTGCCATTGTAGCAATTTCAAAATCAAACTTCGTAGTTAGATATTCAAAGAAATGTACATAACCCGTTGGTTCACGAGAAAGATTGTGTCGATCCATAAACCAATCGATATATACATCAATCACTTTGTCTACGCTAGAAATTTCACTTTTTGCACGATGCAAAAAAAGATATGATGCAGCTTTTACTTTACGAATTTGTTGTTCGTTGTTATAATACACACACAAGCCTTCTTGGTCTTTCAACACTTCAACCGCCGACTTCATTTCTTCAACGGAGTTGTAAGAGAAAGTGCGAGGACGTGACAAATCCCAACTGTCTGCATATACATCCAACACAGTCTGTGAAGCAAGTGTATAATCCGCGTGGTTGATTACGGCAATCAACTTCATGTCTGGCTCATTTCCATAATTCAATACAATTCTGTTGGTTGGACTCAACCATTCCAGGACAAAAGACTCATTGCTGGTTTCTATCATTTCAAGATATGCAATAAACTTTTTGTACTTTTCGCACAAATAGTCGATCTCATACCCGTTTGCTTGCTTATGAGCATCAACGGTTCCGCGTGTGCGAATAACAGTTTGGCCCTTGTAGCGAGAAAAAATTAGAGTAGAACCGTCCAGCTTTTCCATCAACTTCGCATTTTTTAGATCGGAAGGTGCTGGAAAAATGTCTGGCTTTTCGTCCCAATTAAAGAACTTGGGAAAACTCAACGACACAGGATTGCCGTCCTTGTCCCAAAGAGAAGAGCGATAAATAAGGTTTTCCTTAGTCCAAACTGCTCCAAAATGAATGGGTTGCACCAAAAAGCATTCATGCTCACCAACAAAGTGTTGATGAACCATAAACGACTCCTTGTCGATAGATTGTAAGTCAATTTTCATGACTTTACTATGACATCTTTTTATAAAATGTCAAGAATTATCTTCGGTGGCAGCAAGTGCATTTATAGCGGTTACTGTTGCACTTGGTATAACACATGTGCAGTATGGAAGTAACGCTTCTCTAAGTATCGCTACTTTCTCGCGTTCTCGTTTTAATTTACCAGCCTCAAATGCAAGTAACATTTTTAAACTGTCAATATCTTCACGAAGATCGCCAATGGTTTCATCTTGCTCCATCTTTATATCACTAAATCGATTTAGTTTTGCTCTTAACGATGCTAATTCTTGCTCGTGTTTATTAGAAAAAAGGTTAAACATATTGGTATAAAAAATCCCCAAGTTTTGCTAGGGGATTGGTGTTTTATTTAAAATCTCGCATCAACTTTTTGTTGTTTGGCGACGTAGCTCAAAGAATCCAATGTGATTTGGATGCTTCTTGATAAAATGTCTAGCCATATAAGAAGAGATGTTGTTATTGATCTTATATTCCGTTTCATCTGACGATTTAACCGGAGCTTCCCACCGAATACGGTGGAGGATACTGTCGGCGGAGTATTGATCGTATCCTTTGTTGATACGGTCAAACGTGAAGGTTTCAAACAAACGCCACACCTTTGGGTTATTAGCGAGATAGCGTCTAAACTTGCGTTGATTCATGGCTTGGGTCTTAATTTTTGTTTTCATAATATTTTTATAATTTGAAATAGCAGTATAGTACAAATTTTTAACTTGTCAACAAGTTTCTACGAGAAACTTTGTTTATTGCTAGTTCTTTATGTTTGAACTCAAAGTCGAGATGTAAATCTTTTTCGTAGTTGGAATATATTTCAGGTACGAACGTAGGAAAATCGGCGTGAGCACGGGGATTATTACCAACAAGGGATTCGCTAAAATGAAACAATGGTACAATATCTTTGGGCCAAGTACTAAGAGACAATTCAAATGCTTGTTGTTCAGTCAAACCTACACTGGGATTGCATTTATTATGGAGATTGTCGTATGTAATCGGGATCTTGATTCTGTTATAAACATGGTCATATAAATTTTGAACTGTCCAACTCTTTCCTTTGTCTTCTACCTCCAATACGAGTCTATTACGCACGCTGTTACTCATTAGATTATACGACTCAATGAATCTATCAGCAGCTTCACTAAAGTTACCATTATTATAACAATTCATGTGAATGTTAATAGGTGCTTCTGGTGTTTTGGGCAAATCAAGCAAGTCCATTATATAGCCATGTTGCTCTAGGTCGCGAATAGCATTCTCACGAACTTTTGGGTTTGGACTAGCAGGAACAACAAACTGATCTGGATGCATACTACAACGAACTTTGTTTTGTTTGATAGTGTCTGCACACGCACGAAACTCTGCATAAATCTCGGCAGCATTATAAAAATCATCTATATTAAACTTTAGGTCTGGATGTGTCATCAACGGAAACACATTGCTGCCGATACGATAGTTCCAGCCTTGTTTAACACACTCTTTGACAATAGCGTGAATAGTCTTAATATTGTTCAACGAACGGTCGGCAAGAACTATCATCGCAGCTTCTTTACCCAACTTGTTGTATTGGGCATAGGTCATAACATTGAATTTGAAACCGCTTTCTTGTAAGCCGGTGTGAATGCAACAGAGCGATGGAACTACGTTTTTTGGAAGGATCATGCGAAAAACAATATACTTTTTTTAATCTTTGTCAACTAAAAATAAAAAAGCGTCCAATTTCTTGGACGCTTTCTTGTGTTAGATATATTTTTTATCTATTAGAACTTTGTTCCTATACCGGCGGAAACACCGTTGATTGTATTACCAGCCGTGAACAAGCCGTCGCGGCGTTGAAAGAAATCAACCGAGACCGTTGTTCCCTTGAGGTATGTTGCGAGACCCAAGCCAACAATTGCGTATTGCTTACTTTCCTTGAAAGCGGCAATTGTTGCGGCTGTTGGATCATTGAACCCGTAACCAAACGCTGGAACTAACTTTAGACTTTTAAAGCCGAAAGGAAGTCTGACGTTTGTTTGTAGGTTGTTAGTGCGGTTCTTTAGATCAGCACGAGCCAATACATCCCATGTGAATTTGGTTCTTGCAACGGTACCATTCAATTTAACAAATGGCTCAACGCTACTAGCAAACCCATTGGATTGTGCAGATTTAGAGAAGGTGTGATATGTACCACCGAATGTCAAGTCGGCCAATGGCGACGTGAACTTATATCCGATGCTGGTATCAACCCGCTTCAGAAAACCGGACGAAGCAACTGTCTTGCCAACGGTCTTGTCTTGGGTGGTGTTGAATGTATCAACGGCCAATACGAAACCTTGGCTTTCGACACTTACTCCAGCAATTACAACGTTATCGAATACCAATGTACCCTTATCGATATAATTGGTCAGATACTTTGCATCTGCTGAAACGCTGACACCGGCGCTCAATGTAACGGCGGCGAACATCGCCATGATAGCTACTAGGATTTTCTTATTCATATTTATGTATATATTGTTGTTTAATCTTTACGGTTGTAAAGTATCAATAAATATACACAAGAAATTGGTTTCGTCAAGCCTAATCTGGTGAGGTATTTTAAAAACCCCCTATTATAATTCTAACTTGCACGATATCAACCAGATAAATATGTTAGTCAATATATCTTAACAACCGGCGTACTCCCGTTTAATATTTCATTTTTAATTTGTTCTTGCCAATAATATGTATCTTTTTTATAAATTTCTTCTTTGATTCTAATACATCGCCAATTATTTTTGACGCACCAATCTTCTAAACGCTTATCTTTTGCTTGTTTGTCAGCAAGTTGGCTTTTTATATCTTTGAAGTGCCAAGCCCCATCATACTCTACTACGACTTTATATTCCTTAGACCAGATGTCTGGGTTTGATCCAGCACCAGTCAACATTCCCGTGGTGAATTTGTATTCAGGTAATGTTACTTTCAAATACTCACGGAGTTCAATTTCTCCTTTTGAATTAAACCATTTCCTACCCGAATTCATCAATTCGTCATATTTTCCACTGTCCCATGCGGATTTGGTTTTATCGGAAACTTTTTTCCTAAATTCATCGGTCTGATGCACATTTTTACATGTGGATCTTGAATATTTAGCCGAGCAAGTTCTAGAACAACATTTTCTTGCTTTTGAACAGGTGGTTGTTTCTATCACAGACTTGCACCACAGACATTGTGCCGTGATAGGAACGTGAATTTCGTTTGGCCTATCAAGACCTTTACCTGCACATTGACTATTACAAAAAAAGTTGGTGTATCCTTTTTTTATTCTTCTATTGTATTCACCGCGTTGTTTTTCAAATGATTTTCCACACTCGTCGCATATAAGTTTTATTGTTGCCATAACAATAAATATATGGACGTGACATGAAACGTCATATTTTTATGATTTATTTACACTATACGAAATTGGTGGACGTGCGCAGAGTTGAACTGCGGTCTTTTATAACATACCTACAAACATATACAAAGCTTATCTCTTATAATCCGACAACATTTGGTAGAGCACCGTGTTGAAGTTGAGAGTTCTGTGTCTTATCTTCATTACCGACTCTCTGCCTTATGAAGACCAGCAGATGATTGACGTTCTATTCCCAGTATCTGCGTAGTGGGATAAAACGGGCAGCCTAATTAGGCTGCGACGAGAAGTTCGCTGCCACTGTTGCTCTTTTTGAAAGAAACAGAGATAACGGCCTTCTTTGCAAGATTTCTCTTAGCGTTTATGTTTTGCAATCGGGATTATACAGTGAGATTACACACTGTGCTTGCGGCTTGTATTCATATTATAAAATCGAATCCAGTACACGCCCATAAAAATTGAAACACGCAGGGACCGATGTTCGGGTATCAGTACCGGAGCTACATTCGGGTAACTCGCCCTATCTTCCGGACTTCGGTTATTTTAGACAAGTCATTGACTTGATACCTACTAAGTTGTCATAAGAAGAATGACCGCATATTTTTTAATATCCGGCCTTTTAACTACCCTGCATGTTTCAAAAGTTGAAATTCAAAGAACTGTACATATAATTATCTAACAACATGCTCATGTCAACGTTTTTTATTTTTAATTATTTTAATTTTTGATTGACTTTTGGTATATTTAGTACATTTTGATTTTAAATCTATGCATCGGTGCGCATTTATAAATCAACAAAAACAACGCTGTGAGAAATCAGAGTTGCTTGAAGATTTGGAGTATTGGCGTGGAAAGATGCAGCATTTCAAGAAAACCAACAACCCAGACGGTATTAAAGTATCAAAACTGATACTTGATAAATATTTAGACAAATATAATAAAATCACAACATGAAAAAACTTATTTACAAAGAAGGTAATCTATTGCTATCTAAGGATGTAGAAGTTATCGGCCATCAAGCTAATTGCCAAAATACATTTGGCAGTGGCATTGCTCGTAGTATTCGTGAAATGTATCCAGCTGCATACGAAGCAGACTGTAGTGCCGCAAGAGCAAAAGTAAACACTTTGGGTAGATTTTCCGTAGGTTATATTCCAGCCGAAAACAACAGTAGCTCCATACGCCGCATCTATAACTTGTATGGTCAAAATCTTTTTGGTAAAGGTACAAGACAAACTAATTATGATGCTTTGTATTCTGCTTTAGAAGGTATGGCAAATGATTTGATGGAAAATGATATGGATCTTCCGGCCCCATCGGTCGGATTTCCTTACCAAATGGGCAGCTTTCGTGGAGGCGGAAGTTTTGATATTGTTTCTCGACTCATCGAAGTAGCCTTTGATGATTATCCTAACGATGTAATTGTATATCGCCTTGATGCCAGCTAAAAAGAAACCCCTCAATTTCGAGGGGTTTTTTGTTTTATTTCATTACACTGAACTTTAGATTTCTTATCAATACATCTCGATCTATTCCATA